GGGTTGCCGGGCCCTGGACGAGGTTGGTTGCGGTGACCGCCACGGGTCAGCCCTCCTTGCTGGTGGCCGGCTGGGCGGCCTTCTTGGTGGCCGGGGCGGGTGCCGCGGCCTGTTCGGTGTGGTCGACGAGGACGAGGCCCTGGCGCATCAGGTCGGTGTATTCGGCGTCGTCGACCTCGATGGGCTTGTCGGGCTGCATGGTCGTAGCGATGGTGTGGGTCACCGGAATTGCTCCTTGGTCAATGGCCACGTCACGGAGGCGAAGTTGGGGTGGAAGCGGATCTCGAGCGTCTGCTCGGGCGGAATGTCCCGGGGGCAGTCGATGACGCGGACGTCGCCGGTGACCAGGAACTCCATCTCGGCCCGGTCGCCGTGGACGAGGACCTTGCCGTTCCACGTGAGGAGGTCCCGGCTGAGGGCGCCCTGGAGGGCGTAGCGGCTCATGACGGCACCTCCACCCAGGCGATGGCCAGGCCGGGGATGCTGTAGCGGGCATACGAGGACGGGTCGTCGGGGATGCGGCGCGGCTCTCCGGTGCAGTACGCCGACCGCACCTGCACCGCGGGGTATCCGGCGGGCAGGGCGACGGTCTGCGGGATGCGGGGATGGTCCCAGCAGGCCGCCTGGATGGCCTGCGCCAGGGTCGACGCCTTGTTCCATGGCGGCTTCTGGCTGCCGGGGTTGAAGGCCCAGCAGTCGACGGACATGACGGGCTCGCGCAGCGGGACGTAGATGTTCGGGCTGCCGCCGACGGTGTCGATCGTGCAGAACCCGGACGCCGCCCACGTCGCATTGTCTTTGGGGAGGGTCATGGAGACGCGGTCGCCGACGACGGTCTTCAGCCAGGCGATCGTGACCAGCTCGTGGTTGGCGCGCAGCAGGAGGCTCATGCGGTCCTCCGCTGGAAAAGTGCCGGGCGAAGGTATGGAAGCGGCGGGGTGCCGGGGTGGTTGACCTTGGCGACGGGGTGGTCGGCGCCGGGCCAGTACAGGGCCTTCTTGTTGGTCGGCCTGATGACGTGGGCGCTGGTGCCCATCTCGACGTCCGTGGCGTAGTTGCAGTCCAGCGAACCGACGCGGAGTACCTTGTCGTGGACCTCGGCGCGCAGCGAGTCGCGGAGGCGTCCGGTGCGCTTGTGTACGTAGTTCTGGGCGTCGCCGAGGATGGAGCGGCCGATGGACTCGTCCAGCCACCGGTTGATGGCGGCGTCGACGTGCGTGCGTGCGGATGGGTCGATCCGTATGCGGGATCGTGCCATGGCCGCCCTCCTCTCCGGTGGGTGGTCGTACTGGCCTGCCTGGTCTCCCCGGGCGTGTGGCCGTGTTCGGTTAGGTGGTGCGCCGCAGGTCCAAGCGGAGGTCTGCGGTGAGTGCTGGGTTGGCCATCGAGGAGACGGCTTCGACGATGTACACGGCGCCGGTGCGCTCGTCACGCACCCGGTCCTGGTCGGTGACGTCCGTTCCGGTAGCCACGCGGGCGACGGCGTAGCGGACGATGCGGGGGGTGGGGTCGTCGCGGGTCGTGACCCGGCGGGACTGCTCGGTCAGGGCGGCGGGGATCCCGGTGTGGATGGGGGTGTCGGTGTCCTGCTCGTCGCCGTAGCCGTCGGTGGTGGTGCCGCGCAGGATGGCGATAGTGGTGGTGGCGATTGCGACGGGCATCACGCACCGCCCCGGTACGGCGCCCAGTACAGGTGGTCGTCGGAGCCGTCCGTGAGGGCGTCACCAACGATCGGGCCAGCACCCTCGATCGCGGACCGGATGTGCACGGTCCTGGACCGCATCCACGACACCCGCCGCAGAGAGCGGGCCGCCATGGGCGCGAGGACCAGGCCGTCGCCCTGCAGCGTGGTCGAGACCTGGTCTTGCTGGATCTGCGTGGCATCCAGCCGCGTCTCCAGCCCGAACTGGCCCGCGATCCACGCTGCTTGATGGGCGACGGCCTGGCCCAGCCAGTAGAGGTCCCGTGTCCGCATGCGCGCCTCGTCGCCGAAGATGCGATTGCTGAAGACCTCCACAGCTTTCTGCGCCTGGACAAGCTGCTGGTCCGTCACCGTGACTCCCGTGGAGTCGGTGACGTCCTGCGCGGTCGCCCAGGCGTTGACCATGTCAGGCCTCGCCCTCGATAACGTTGCGGGGCGTGATGGTGTCCTCGGGGTGGTGGTCGACCGACGCCGGCACGGTGTCCACCGAGTAGGTGAGGACGAGGGAGACACCGTCGGGGTGACCCTCCTGGCCGTCGAAGGCGACATCGCCGCGCGGGTGGAGGCCGCGCTGGATCGCCTCGCCGACGAGGGCTGACCGGTTCGCCTCGTGCTGGTAGTCCTCACCGGTCCAGCGGGCGGCCAGCACAACGAAATCCCTGACGTACCGGGTGCCGTCGGCGTCGCGAGCGGACCGCTTGGCGACCTCAACCTCGGGCTCGCCCGCCTTCGCGGGGAACTGCTTGGCGCGGGCCTTCGCCTCACTGGCGGCGGTCTTCTTCGCTGCTGCTGCCATGGCTCACCTCCTACCGGTGGCCCGTACCGCCCAGCCATGGAAGCGGTACGGGGTCACTGGGGGATGGTCAGCCGACGAGGATGGACGCGCCGTTGGGGTGGCCGTATGCCCAGCCGCGGCGGGCGCGCATCTTCAGGATCGACTCGTCGGTCAGCGCGCTGAGGCCGTCGCGTCCGTCGATGAACACCGACTCGGGGCCGGAGCGGACGCCGAGGAGCATCAGCTCCGGGTTGACGAACGCCATGAGGGCGCGGCCAGCCGGGGTCGGCGTGGCGGTCGCGTTGAGCTTCGCGCCGAGGCTCCAGCGGATCGGGATGCTGAAGACGGTGTCGGGGGTGGACTGGCCACCCTCGGAGAAGATGGGGCGCTGCTGGCCGTCGACGACACCGCGCAGGCTCTTGCGGAACGCGGGGTGGGCGATGGCGACCATGCTGCCGGGGTCGAAATAGTCGCCGGACTCGACGTTGCCGATCGCTGTGGAGAACTCCGAGTAGCTGGGGGCGCCCGAGGAGGCGGCGGTGGTGATGTTCGCGCCGCCGGTGTAGCTGAGGGTGGCGTCGGTCGTGTTCAGCAGCTGGTACAGCGACGTGAACGGGACCGTGGTGCCGTTCGCCGCGGCCGACACCGCGAGGGACGCATTGTCGATCATCTTGGCGTAGGACTTGCCCCAGCCGATCATCTTCGCCTCGATGACGTTCGCCACCGCGTCGTCGATGTCCTCTTCCGCGATACGCGCGGCCTTGCCGAACTTGATCGCAGTCAGGAGGACTTCGTCGTTGAGGGAGAGGTCCTCGCCGTAGGCGCCGCCCTTGGCGACCACGTCCACACCCATGCCCGCGGTGCGGGGGACGTGCTTGGTGTCGGAGCCCATGGGGATGCGGGCGGCGAGCGCCTCAACGGCGGAGATCTGGGTGATGGACTGGATGACCCGGCTGGTCTCCCACTCTTCTGGGATCCATGCCTCGAGCGTATTGCGCGTCACTGTGGCCCTCCTGCGGGCGGCGTGATGGGGAAGCTGTTGGGCTCGGGCCCCATCACGGGCGCCTTCGCAAAGCAGGGCGGCGGTCTGTCCCGATCACCGGAACAATTCACCTGGTGCTGAATATACCTCTTGGGGTCAAGCCCTGCCCAGAAGCCGGGCGGCGTGCTGCTCGGCCGTGGACTTCGGCTTCTCCGGGGCGGCTGGCCGGGGTGCGCCAGTGGGCCTGACCTTCGGCTTTCTGGCGGGAGCGGAGAACAGCTCCGGGTAGTCGCGGCGGAGATCGTCTATCGCGCCGTCCAGGCCGGACACGGATCCGTCGTCGCCGACGTCGAGGCCGTCCATGTCGACGAGCTTCAGCAGCCGGGACAGGCGCGACTCGCCCTTGTCGCGGGCGGCCTGTGAGTCTGGCTCCTTCTCGTCCTGCAGGAACGCGAGCGCCCCCGCCTCGACGAGCGCGGACCGGGCCGCGGTGCGCACCAACGGCGCCCGGTAGCGCTTCTCGCCCTCTTCGCGTGCCTCGCGCAGCGCCTTCTCGTGCTCGGTCTCGTCGCCCCGGGCCTTGTCCTCGAGCTCCTTGTTGCGGAGCCGGTGCCGCTTGGCGTCCTCGTTGGCCTTCTTCAACGCCGCCTGCGTGCGGGCCCATTCGGTCTTGGAGGGCGGCTCGTAGTCGTCGTCGCCGGGCTTCGGGTCGTCCTTCTTCGCCGGGGGCTTCGGCTTCGGAGCCTCGTCCGGCTCGGCGTCGAGTTCAGCGTCGAGCTCCGTGTCCGGCTCTTCGTCGACTTCGACGTCGATGTCGGGCTCGTCGGTGGCGGTGTCGGTCTGGATGCCCATCTGGTGTTCTCCCATCACGGGGGCGGGTTGGCGACGTCCGTCACGGACGCCCGGGGGTTATGCGGCTTGGGTGAAGCGGCCGGTGCGCACGGCGGTACGGGCGCGGGCTTCTACGGCGGGCAGCAGGTCGGGTTCGGTGCGCAGGAGTTCGCGCGCAGCGCGCAGCCGTGCGGCCCGGGACTCGGAGGGGCGGGCGGTGCCGTAGCCGAGGGACCGGTGCGCCTCCCGCTGCAGCGCGAGCGGGAACGGGATACCGTCCGCCGTCCAGCGGTCGTTCCAGGGGACGGTGCGGCAGCGGCAGTGCGCATGCAGGGGCGGCCCGTCGATGCCCTCGGCACCGATGTGACGCTGCCGGGGATCCCACGACAGGCCGCCCGGGAAAGGCTCGTCCACAGGCACGGCGCGGCCCGTGTAGGCCAAGCATCGAACGCAGGCGTCTGCCTCCGACACCCACAGCCTGACCTTCGCCGACGCCCGGATCACAGCGTCCAGGCCCTCGTTCACGGCGGTGTTGACGACCCAGGCGACGTGCGCACGGATCGCTGAGAAGGTGGAGTGGCCGGCGCCGATCCCGGTCAGCAGGTGCGACCAGCGCGATACCCGGTCCAGTTGCAGCAGCTGCAGGGCGCGGTCGCGGCGCTGGGTGATGAGGTCGCCGATGCGGCGGGCTTCGTTGCGGACCGTCCGGCTCAGCCGCGGTCGGGCTGGTGCGCGGCGGCGGCGCCCTGTAGCGGCCCGCAGGAACTCGCCGCCCTGCTGTATCCCCAGGGTCAGCGCCTCGCCGAGGCTGTCGCCGAGTGCCGTGTCGGCCCGCGGGATGACGCCGTCGAGGATGCGTCGCACGGCAGCCCGCACGGCGGCAAGGATGCGGCGCAGCACGCCCCCGGGCACGGCGGGCTCATCGGGGCCGCCGAAGGCGCGGGTCCAGGCGGCCAGCGTGCGCCGGATCAGCTGGGCGAACAGGGACTCGCCGTCGCCGAGCGCCTCCCCCACGATGCGGTTCTCGAGGTCGATGACCTGGCCGGTGTGCTCGTCCTGCACGAGGCGGGCCAGATGCTCGCTGCGGTACGGCATCAGCCCTCCTCCTGCGCCTGGGCGAGGAGTTCGAGGTCGTCGATCGTCCCGGACAGCAGCGCGGTCACTTGCTCGCTGCTGATAACTCCGAGCGCTGCGGCAGCACCCAGCTTCTGCGCGGAGTCCGCCAGGCTGGCGAGGACGTCGACGCGGCGCTGCAGCTCGGAGTCGTCGACCCCGGTCAGCCACTCGTCGACCTGTTCCGCCCGGTATCCGGCCTCCATGAGCGCCTGCTTGCGCGGCACACCGGCGGCAATCTTCGCCTTGACGGTCTCCCAGCCCTGCGCGTCGGTGACCGACTTCGCCGGCACCCAGTCCACGGACACGACCGGATCGATGACGCCGAGGCGGCGCAGGGCGAAGGTGAACGCCTCATGCGTAGCGGCTCCGTAGGAGGTCTGCCGGATTTCGACCTTGCTGATGAACGGGCCGTCTTCCTCCTGGTAGGAGACGCCGGAGCGTTGGCGGCTGGACTGAGGGTCGAACATCCGCAGGGGCGTGTCGGTGATCTGCGCCATCGCACGGATGTTGAAGTTGATCGGCTCCAGGAACACGCCAGGCTGTGCCGCATCGAACTGGCCGACCGACTTGAACCCTCTCAGCAGCATCATTTCGCCGGGCCCGGCTTTCAGGCTGCTGTCGTCGCCGGAGTCTTTCGGGCCGACGCCCTTCTCGGGGAGGGGCCAGTCGTTGTCGTCGAAGTCGCCGGGTTCCAGATCTGAAGTGTCGGTGTTGGCGGCTTCGGTGAGGGCGTATCGCTGCGGGAATCCCTGGTAGTCGACGGTGCCCATGTGGGTGGACTGGAGTTTGGTGATGGCGTTCTGCGGGCCGTAGGCGCCGTAGTGCTCGGGGCATCCGTAGGGGCGGTCGTTGCGGAAGTGGAAGACGGGCTGCTCGCCCCAATCGTGGTCGCTCACCCACGATTCGGGGTCTTGGTCGTCGGCGGGCCAGTGCATCCAGTCGGCGGGCTTGTCGCCCTTCGAGTTCTTGCCGGTGGTCCAGCGTTCGATGCGGTCGTCGTACAGCAGCTCAACC